CGAGCGAAGTAACTGAGAGCATCATCTTCATCCTCATCTACACCAGCAGCGACTGCAACCTTAGGCAGGGCAGGTTCACGGCGGGCAGCAGGAGCGGGAGCAGAGAACTCTTCATCCTCTTCTTCATCCATCACACGAGTCACCTGAGCAGCGCGAGCAGCGGCAGGAGTTTGAGTGATACCCAGAACCAGATTCAGGCGCTCTTCAAGTTCTTCGTAGGTCTTGAAGTTAGACGGCGCGACAAACTCTTGGAGAGAGTGTGCTTTACGCCAGATGTTTTCAAGCGTAGAATCATCCGCTGCGAGTGCAGACGGGGCGGCAAACTCAGACTTATCATAGTTCCAATAACCAGCGACGTTGGTGATCTTCAGTTTGAAGTTAGCACCTTCCCACAGATCGAAAGGATTCACGGGAGATTCATCTTCAAACTCAGGTTGCATAGCAGCACAGATCTTATCATAGATCTTCTTGCCATACTTATACAGGAACACCTTACCTTCATTCTCAGGGTTTGCTTTGTCACTCACAACATAGATGTTAGAGTAGTAGGTCAGTTTACGCTTCTGCTTACGAGCAGTTTCTTTATCGGCATCACGACCGCTGTTCCACAGACGACGGTTGACTTCACCAACAGGATCTTTCTGACCGAGAGTGGTCAGAGAGTTCTCAATATACCAACCACCATCACCTTGGAAGGCATGGGAATATAGTTTAACGAACGGCAGTTCCTCACCATCAGGTGCAGGGAGGAAACGAATAACAGCGAACCCATTGCCAGCGGCGTCAACGCTAGGTTTCCAGAAACGTTCATCAGCACTGGAAGAAGAGTTTGCTTTCTCAAGTTCCTTAGTCAGAGAAGCAAAGGAGTTTTGAGATTTACGCTTAAGGTCAGCGAAAGACATAGGATTACCTCGGATTGTTTTAGATTTGGTCTGTGTGACGCCTGATCACTTAGTCATCATACCACGGGCAGAGGTCGGCGTCAACCCTCTGCCTCTAGTTCCTGCTCAAACTGGTCGAGCTTGGAGAGCATCTCACGCATGAGGGAGAGCACGTCAGCAGTTTCCCACCAACCGTAGAGCATCTTAGCACCCTGCTCGATCTGCTCGCACATATCAACTGCTCTGGGATCGTCTGAGAGTTTTAGACGGGTGTAGAAGATCTGTTGTTTTTCAACAAGAGATCTTACAATTTTAATATACTCTAACTGTTCTTCTTTACTTCCACCCATAGCATTGCCAAGAGTAAGTTCCATTGCTTTCATTTGCAGGAACTCCATTTCTTTCGCTTCATTGCGAACAATATCGGAATCAAAGAAGTCAGTCATACGAGCATCAGTTTAGCGCGAGATGTTTTTTTAATGAAGTTCAGTTGTTGAGCTTCGTGTTTTAGTTTTTCTTTCAATGGTTTTGAAATCAACTTGGGAACAGTTTCTAGTTCGATATCGTTGATGTCACAATAATGAATGATAGCATCAATATAACTCATAGAATCACTGTTCACAAGGGTCTCCACTTCTGTAGAGAATCTTGCAACGGTCATAAATTTTTCCTGTAAAATATTATCCTCCATACATTTCCTGGTAGAGTGAGCGTAGTTCTATGAAGCGATCGAGAAAATATTTCTCTGGTTTTTTGATGACAACTTGAGTGTCACCATCTTCACAAGCAACAATGGTGACAAGTTGTTGAGTGCGTGTCTTATATAGTTCGTAAAACATACACCCATATACAGTTTCTTGAATGTAATAGTCTTCCATCCACTCTTCCTTCTTTGCTTCTTTAGAAGTTTTGAAGTCAATGATAGATGGAACACCATCAAACTCACCGATACAGTCAACTCGCCCTGCTACTTCCAGGTGATCAGAATATAATGCTGCTTCTTGTAAATAGACCTTGGTGATTCTATTGAGTGTTGGCACAGCATTTTTAAACATCATAAGCGGGAGGGGATTCGCTTTGAAGTTGTTCTCATTATAGCAGTTATTCAGATAATCTTCAACCATCTTGTGAAAGTTTGTGCCACGAGTAGCAGCACGGGTTGAGATTGCTTGAGCTTTGTCGTGACCGACACGCTGCTTCCACTCATTCAGTTTCTTTTTCTTCTTCGGGCATACCCCAAGAACAGTTGTGATGGATGGATACTTACCACCCGAAGGCGTAGGATAAAGTCTACGACCTTCTACCATAACTGGTTCCAATTCAATGGGGGTGAATGACGAAGAATGAAGAAACATTATAAACCTAAATTAATTTTACTAATGAGATAAGAACGAACAAGACCCGAACGAACAATATCTTGAACACCAAATTCAATGGATGAAAATTCTTCCATCGTGGCAATGATACGTTGGAAGTCAAGGATACCATTACGTTCATTGGTGCGAACTAAATCAGTTTGTTGAACGTCACCACAGAACATGATCTTACAATCTTGCCCCACACGAGTAATGATAGAATCTAGTTCATGGAAGTTTAGATTCTGCATTTCATCTACAATAATAATACAATTATCCATTGTAGTTCCACGTAGGAATGATGTTGACCAGAAACTGATGGTTCCCTGGTTCTTTAGATTGCCATATAATAGTTCAAACTCTTCATCGGTTGGCAGTTCAAACATATACTTTACCATATTCTTATAGGGAATCTGATAAAGTGATGACTTATCTTCATGATCACCAGGAAGGAAACCAATTTCCCTAGTAGCAACAAGAGACCTAACGATATATACTTTTTCGTAAGGAGTGTTTTCATTAAGAACATCCTTGAGTGCAAGATAGAGAGCAACGAATGTTTTACCTGTGCCAGCAGCACCGTATGCAAACAGATGCTTATCATTCTCCCACTCTTCAAACATCTTACGTTGAGAGTCAGTAAGAGGTTCGATATCCTTAGCAAAATATTCCATGTTTAATGGTTTTTTGCGCTTCATTTGTTTAACACTCATTCCATTGGGAACTGCTTGTTTGGTTTTACGATTTCTTACAGGCATAATTAGAGACGATTAATGTTTGATCCAGGAGTATCTGCAGCACGATTGATAACATGTTTCCAATCGCTAGATGTTTTATTCTGCCAGTTTCCTACTTCAGAAACTGCATGGAGAATAGTAGGCATCTGAGTGACATGAGGATTGTCTGCGAGATATTGCTCTCGATCAGCCATATACATCCACTTTTCAAACTCTTCACCTGTATTATTATCTTTGAATCTGTAAGTTGGCATCTTCAATAAACCATGATGGGATTGTTGCAGGAGATTTCCATTTCGCAAACGAAACTTTATCTCCAATGTAGTAATTACGATAAGACTGGATTGTATCTCCAGGCACCTTGTATTTATCGGGCATCGCAGGCGGTGGATCTGACCATCCATGATCAGGAATGTTGAACGGTGCTACCCAAAGGTAACTAATTAAACTCTCAGTGCTGTGATAGTTTCCATAGCGTCGTGTGTATTCTACACAACAGTGCTGAAACAAATCAAACAACCAACGATAATGTGAACGAGATTGACGCACCCACACAGCAGATGGATGATTGATGTGACATGCTTTATAGAGAATATCTTCGCGTGGTTTGTTTAGACGATAACGTTTCACCGTCTTACCTTTTGGCGATTTCTCTGTATAAGGAATGCCGTCGAGCACTCGATGAGCAGTAGAAAGAAGTTGAGCATACTCAACAATCATCTTCACTACATGCTTATCGCAGTGCTCGGCGGCACATGTGCGTGGATCGTAACTGAGATAAAAGATATTCATTGAGAGATTTCAAGGAGAGGTGTTCTCTCCTTGATTCTATCACCGTTTACCCACAAACGCAAGACCCCAATACGATCTGTATATTCAATGAGACATTTGCCAGTGACTTTATCCCACTCAATAAGTTGGCAAGAAACTGGAGTGCCATTGAGATCACATTCGTAATACATATTACCACTCCATTGCTTCTGCTACTGTTGGAAACTGTTCTTTAAATACTTCACGACATTGCTCAGCGATAATCATGTGTTCTTTCTGAGTGCCATGTGCCGAACGCAAATCAATGTAATGTAACCATGACCTGCACGAGCCAGTCATATAAATGCGCGTGGTGGTTGCCAGAGGCAAAACGAACCTTGCACATTCCTTAGCGACTCCCATCTCTAGAAGGCGCTTGTAGAGGTTCTTAGACGCTGTAAAGTGCTGAGCAATCTCAGTCTCCAAAGTCAAACGAAGGTATCCTTCAAGGTCATCTGTGGAGTTCTGACGGTTCTTTGTATCCTGTCTACGAAGTTCAGGAATATGAATCTCCTCTGCTAGAAGATTAGCATCAGCATAGCGTTGCGAAAACTCTTGAAATGTAAATGAACGGTGACGCAAAATCTGAGCTGCGATGCCACGGGAGGTTTCAATCTCCAGTGTCATATGAGATTGTTCAAACACAGACCAATGATTATGCTTAATGCAATAACGCAATAGCCCTGCGTAGTTTTCGTTATCTTGGTTACTAGGGTTAGACACTCTAGCAACATATGCCATTGTCTTTTCTGCATCTGGCGTGACAGAAATGAGTTTAACTTTGGAATGGATTGTCATATTGTGTAGCACC